TCAATGCGATGCAGTCGCGAGAGTTGGACCCGGCCGATTACCAGAAGGTCGTTAACAGCCCGAACCGCTACGCGGCGGCTGTTCAATGGCACCAGCGCCAACTTGCACAGGCGGAAATCGGTGACGATCCTGCGGCCTATAAGGCCAGGGTCGAGGCCGAGTTCCTTGAGAAATACGGCATCGATCCTGCGGCCTATAAGGCCAAGGTCGAGGCCGAGTTCCTTGAGAAATACGGCATCAGGCCGGGCGAACAGGCTGCACCCGCAGTCAAGCCCGTCATGCCGTCCAATCTCACGGGCGCCCGCAATGTTGGCTCCCGCTCCGGTCCTCAATGGGCCGGACCACCAACACTAGCGGACATCTTCAAACGATAACCACCCGGCCATTGAGCCGGGTTTTTTATTGAAGGTGTCCGGGAAAGGACACTCCGATGGCTGACTCCCAGGTCGCCAGCGGTCTTACTGTTGAACAGTGGGACTCGCAGTTTTTCACCGAGTATCTGACTGAAAACCGCTTCGCCTCCGAAATGGGCGCGAACGAGGCATCTATCATCCAGGTCAAGGAAAACCTGATGAAGAAGCCTGGCGACCGCGTTAACTTCGCGCTCGTCAACAAGCTGTCTCAGGATGCCATCACGGGCCGCGCGGTCCTTGAGGGCAACGAAGAGGACATGGCGTCCCGCTCGTTCGAGGTCACCGTGAACAAGCGCCGCAACGGCGTGCGTATCGCGGAGATTGATGAGCAGTTTAGCGCCATCTCGCTCCGTGAAGCGGCTAAGCACGTTCTCAAAGACTGGTCCATGAAGGACACCGAGAAGCTGATTATTCAGGCTCTCGCGTCCAAGAACGGCACCAACTTTGCGGACGCCTCGGAAACCGTCCGCGATGCGTGGCTGACCGACAACACCGACCGCGTTTACTTCGCGAGCGGCTATGCCGGCACCGACCACTCGGCGGGCCTGGCCGAACAGGACACGACCAACGACAAACTCACGGCGGCCGATATCACCGCCATGAAGTACAAGGCGCTGGTCACGGCTTCCCCGAAAATCCGTCCGATCCGTTCGGCGGAAAACGGTCGCCACTACTTCATCCTGTACTGCGATCCGCGAGTTTTCCGCGACCTCAAGGCCGAGTCGTCGTCGCCCATCATTCAGGCGCAGCGCGAGTCGATCAAGGAAATGGAGAACAACCGTCTGTTCCAGGGCGGCGATCTGCTCTGGGATGGCGTCATCATCAAGGAAGTCCATGAGATGTATGACGTGCTCGGCACCCCGCTCGCCGACCTTGGCGACAGCGGCACGGTCGAGATCGGTTGTGCGTTCCTGTGCGGCGCGCAGGCTATTGGCGCGGCGTATGCGAAGCGGTGGAAAAGCGTCGAGGAGACGTTCGACTACGGCGACAAGCGCGGCGTTGCCATCGAGTCCATTTATGGCATCAGCAAGATGCAGTTTGGCTCGGGCGCGACGGACACTGCGGACCTCAAGGACCACGGCGTCATCACCGGCTACTTCGCAACCACGAACTAAGGGAGGGTGAAACATGTCTGCTGAAACCCTCACCGCCACGCGCGGCTCGTCCGGCTTCCCCGTTTCTCGGGGGGCCGGCGGGTCCAACGTGCAGTTCGCCTATGGCGTTTACGAAATCGCCGCCGCCGTTGAAACCGGGGACATCTTCGAGATGTGCCGGGTTCCCAAGGGCGCGGTGGTTATCGACGGGTTCGTTCGTGCGGACGATATTGATACGGGCACCGAGGCGCTCGATATGGATATCGGCTGGGCGGCGAACGGCGTCGATGCTGTTGACGCTGACGGATTTGGCAATCTCGGCGTTTGGACTGGCGACCCCACGACCGACGTGAAGCCTGAGACGCAGATTTGGTATCCCTTCAACGGCGTGTTGAAGGACGGTCCCAAGACGTTCTCGGCCGAGACTGTCATCCAACTGTATGTCAACACCGCATCGAACGCGGGCCACGTCGGCACCGTGTACGTCGGAGTTTACTACCTCGTCCCGTAAAGGACGCGGGCGGGGCGTAACAACCCCGCCCGTTTTTCATTCAGGAGATTCACATGGCACGAGCGGCGCGCAAGCCGTATCAGCGCCTTGTCACCTATATCAGCAAGACCGTTAATTTCGATACCCCAGGGATCGGGACGGCTGCAACGGTGTCAATCGGCGCGCTCCCGGCGGGATGCCTCGTTCTGGAAACGCTCGTGCGTGTCCGAACGGCATTTGATGCCGGCACCACGAACGTCATCAAGGTCGGCACGTCCGACGATGATGATGAGTTTATCGAGGCCAACGACCTTGACGAAACCGGGGCCGGGCTCACTCGATCCGAGCGCAGCGCCGGCTTGGTTATGACGGCGGACACCGAGGTTTTCGTGACGTACACGCAAACCGGCACCGCCGCGACGGCCGGCGTGGCTGACGTGATCGTTCTCTATATCCCGGAAGTGGAGGCGTAACATGGCCGACAGAAAAATTGTCACGGCGGCCCGTAACGTCTCGGTTACGGCTACGGCGGACGGTCTGACAACGGGCTTGATCCCGGACTATGCGGATTATGTCACGGTCACATCGGCCAACGCCGATCATATCGTGACGCTGCCTGCGCCCGTCGTGGGCAAGGTGATCCGTGGCTACGTTGGCGCGAACGGCTGCGAAATCCGCACCGTTGCCTCGTCCAACGTCAATATCAATGGCCAGGACTCGGACGGCACCAAGGAGGCGGCCATTCCGGCCACCACCCTGTTTGAGCTGACGTGCGTTGCCTCGACCGACTGGATTTTGACGGCCGCCGACGAGTTGGGCGCCGTCATCACCGCCATCGTCCCGGACTAACCGATTGGGCCGCCGCGAATGGCGGCCCTTTCATTTTTGAAGGCTGCACATGGCGACCAAGACCCGCGAGGAGCTTGTCAACGAAGCACTCAAGAACTTGCAGGCTGTTGGCGCCGGGCAGGAACCGGCCGACGAGGATTACGACGAGGTTGACAGCAAGGTCGAGACGCTGGGCGACCAACTATCGGCCGATGAAATCTGCGATGTCTCGGATTGGGATGAAATCCCCGGCGAGTGGTTCGATGCGCTGGCCGAGCTGCTGGCAAACAACTGCGCCTCCAAGTTTGGCGTTCAATTCAGCGCGGACAAGAAGGAGTTTTTTGAAAAAATGCTGCGCCGGGCGACGGCAAGCCGGGCCTCCCTCGAAGTCCTCAAGACGGAATATTTCTAGTGACAGCCATTCCGTTTCCGCTGTCATCCTCGCCGGGACAAAAGCCGCAAGAGGGTGCGGGACGACTTGTCAACGCATACGCTGAAAAGTTGGGCGAGACGGCGCGGTTTCCGGTTGCGTGGAAGCGTGCGCCTGGCTTGCGACAAAAGCTGAATATCACAGGGCATTCCCATCTGCGCGGGGCCATTCTGGTTTCCGGCACGCTGCTTTGCGTTCTGGATGACCGCGTTTACTCCGTCACCGAGTCCGGCGGCGTTTTCACCGAGGCGAACCTGGGCGCGTTGACAGGGTCTGACCGCGTAACGACTGCGAAAAACAATGCCGGCACGCCGCAGATCGTTTGCGTGTCTCCATCGGAAGGCTGTTTCAACTTATTCACGGGCTCGGCGCCGACATCTTTTGCTGACGTTGATCTGCCGCAGCCGAACAGCGTTTGTATGCTGGACGGGTATTTTATCTTTTCGATTGGCGACGGGCGCATTTTCGCCAGCGACTTGAACTCTGTTTCGGTTTCATCGTCGTCTTACACGACGGAACAGGGGCTGGCGTTGCGGCGCGTCGTGACGTTCCGGGGCGAGGTGTTCGCCTTCGGTGATTTATGGTGCGGCGTCTATCGCAATGCCGCTACGTCGCCGTTCCCGCTGGAGCGGCGTTTTACCATTGCACGCGGAATCGCCGGCATCCACGCCATAGCCGGTTGGGAACCGGGCTGGGCCAACGAGCTGATCTGGGTTGGCGAGGATTTGCGCGTTTACCGGATGAATGGCTACACGCCGGAACCGATTTCGACGCCGGATGTCGAGCGCGCGCTGAGTGGGGCATCGGATGCGTCTCTGCTGGAGGCGTCCGTTTATATGACGGACGGCAGCCCGATTTGGCAGATCACGAGTCCCGATGAATTTACTTGGGAATATAATCAGCGAACCGGCAACTGGCACGAGCGGGAAAGCTACGGGCGCACCGATTGCCGCATGTCCAGCTCTGTCAAGGCTTTCGATTTGTGGTTGGCTGGCGACAGGACAACCGGGAAACTGTTTCATATCGACAGCAGTTATTACCGGGAGGCTAATGATCCGCTGATATTCCAAATCGAAAGCGGGATCGTTGCGAATTTCCCGGCGCGCTTCGGTGCGCCGCGTGCCGATTTCGACTTCACGGCGGCGGTTGGTTCGGCATCGGGCGAAGATCCGGTGCAGACTGACCCGCAAGTCCGCATTTCGTGGTCGGACGATGGCGGGTATTCGTGGGGCAATCCTGTTGATCGCGGGCTCGGCGCGCAAGGTGACGGGTTGGCGGTCGCCACGGTCCTGAGAACAGGATTGGTGAAGGCGCGCGGCCGACGCTTCCGGCTTCAGGTGTCGGACCCGGTTCACGTCGGTTTCATGGGCGGCCAATTGGCTGCAATGCAAAGGGCGGCCTAGTGGTAGCGCGGACCATTCCATCTCTGCCGCACCCTTCGTCACCGATAGCCGAGTTGCCCAGCGGGCGCGCATCCCGCGAATGGTTCGACAAGTTGGACGAACTCGTTAAGGCGCTACAGCATCGCGTCCCGCTGGCCGGGACGGTGGCGTTCTCGGCGGCCACGACGGCGGCGGTCACGTTCACCACGGCGGAGCCGAACACGTCCTACAACATTTTGATAGACGCGCCCGAACAGCGAACGGTTTGGGTGACGAACAAGACCACGAGCGGGTTCACGGTCAACGTCAGCTCGTCGTCAAGCGCGACATACGGCTGGACACTAATAAGGCAATAGCAATGGGCATTTTCGACGCATTAACTGGCAAATCGCAGCAAGAGGCCGCCAACATGGCGCGCATTGCTGCAGCCAATGCCGAGAAGAAAAACACCGGGTTCATTGATACGGGCCTGACGAACTCTCTCGCTGCGCTCAAGGGCGGGCAGACGGGCGCGACGGGGGCTGTTAATCAGGGCTACACCGACGCGACGGGCTATCTCACCAACGCGAACGCGGCGTTCCAGCCGCTGACCGCGCTGGGCGACAAGTACGGCGGCGCGTCCACGATGGCGCTTAACGCGCTTGGCGTGAATGGTCAGCCTGGAATGGAGACGGCGCGGGCTGCATTCACGGCGACCCCCGGCTATCAGTTCAATCTCGATCAAGGGCTGGAGGCGATCAACCGCCGCCGTGCGGCCGGCGGGATGCTCAACAGCGGGAACGCTGATCGTGACGCGCAGACGTTCGGGGCGGGCCTTGCCTCGAATGAATACAACAACTGGATGAACAACCTACTTGGCTTCACCAATCCAGAACTCGCGGCGACGGGCGGCGCGGCAACCGGCATTGCCAACAACGACCGCACGGGCGCGGGTCTTGCGACGGCGCGCGGCGGGATGCTGGCCGATCTTGAAAAGTGGTACGGCGGCGGCGCTGCGGGGCTTGAACAGGGCGCGGTCGGTCAGCGCATGGGCAACACCAACAGGACGACGGACGCTTATATCAATTCGTTCAACCGCGAGGCGGACGCGAAGACTGCGGCGTCGGGGAACATGCTCAAACTCGGCATGAACCTAGCGGGGCTCGGTGTTGGCGCGGCCACGGGCGGCCTAGGCGGCTTTGGCATGGGCGGCGGTTCGTTCACGGGCGTTGGTGGCAATCCAAACATGCCGATGGCTGGCTATGACCAGTCCGGCGCGTATTACAACTTCGCGCCGGGCGGCTCTGGCTTCGGATTTGGGTGACGCCGATGAATTTTCCTCAGCTCGACTTTTCGCCGCTGGCCGATCTGCCGAGGGTTTACAGGGAGACCCAGGCGCGGCAAACGCTTGCCGATCTCGGCCGGGGGCTTGCAGACGGTACGCTTGATTATCGTCAGGCCGCCGCGATGGCGGCCAAGACTGGTGATCTTGGGACGACCGTAAAACTTCTGACACTCGGTTCTGAGGAGGACGCGAGCAAGCAGTTCCAGCAGATGTTTGGGCCGCAGGCATCGGCGCCCGCGCAGCCTGCGGCACCCGCGCCGTCACCGAAGCCGACGACGCTGGCCACGCTTGGCCCGCAGCCCACATATCCGATGAGCGATGCCGGCGTTCCACCGGCGCCACCTCGCGCTCCCGTCCAGCCAACTGCTAAGGTTTGGGGGGATGAGGAGGCTGAGAGGGCGGGGCTGTATGAGCCGCAGCGTGTTGCTGGGCCGCCGCAGCCTGCGGCACCTGTCAGTGCGCCCGCACCCGCACAGCCGCAAGATGACGGCCTCAACCTCACGCCGCGCCTGCGGCAGTTGATCGGCGCGGCCTCGCATCCGCGCCTTCCCGCCGCCCAAAAGGAAATTGCAAAAACATTACTGACGCGCGAGTTGGATAATACAAAACTGCCGGACCCGGTAAAAAAGTATCTGTTCGCCAAGTCTCAGGGGTTCACGGGTTCTTTGCTCGACTTTGAAATCGCACTCGGCAAGTCGCGCGCAACAACCGTCAACGTCGATACAAAGGGAGAGGGCAAATTCGAGGAGGAGTTCGGCAAGAAGCAGGCCGACCGCTGGAACAAGTATATCGAGGATGGGCAGGCCGCCCAGCGTAACCTCGTTGACATCCAGACAATGCGCGAAATCCATCAGCGCGCAGGTTCTCAGGGCATTATGGCCAATGTCAAAGAGACACTAGGTCCATTTGCCGAGGCTCTTAAGGTTCCGATAGAGGGCCTGTCTGACATCCAGGCTTATTCTGCAATAGTGCAGCGCCTTACGCCGCAACAGCGTGCCCCCGGCTCCGGCTCCACTTCCGACATCGAGTTCAAGGGCTTCCTCAACTCTATGCCTCGTCTGATGCAGAACCCGGCGGCCCGCGAGATCACGCTTAATACAATGGAGGCGCTGACGCGCGATGAAATCTCGCGCGGCGAAATCGCTTCCCGGCTCGCCACCAAGGAAATCACGCGCGGCCAAGCTGAAACAGCATTGAGAAATCTACCCGATCCGATGAAAAGCTTTGCGGAATGGCGCAAAGCCAACCCGCAACTGTATGCACAATCGGTTATGCCCAATGCCTCGCCAGTTTCTCCCGCCTCGCCGTCAACAGAGGGCGGGTGGCTCACCATCGACGGCGTGCAGATCAGGAAGAAACAGCAGTGATCTTTGAAATACAGGGCGCAGACGGTGTTTACGAGGTTGATGCCCCGAACGAGAAGGCCGCTGCTGCTGCGTTCAAGAAAATGGGCGCGTCCAAGCCTGGGATGCTTGAGGACGTGGCAAAGTCCGCGATCAGCGGTATTGCCAAGGGCTTGATAGGTCTAGCCGGCCTCCCGAGCGATCTTTCCGAATTGGGCGCAAGGGGTATCGACGTTGCGTCTCGCTATGTTGGCGATAAGGTTGGTGTTGACGTAAAGCCGCGTGAACCGGATCAGTCCCCGCTTTTTGGCGGCACCGATCTGCGGAAGCGCGTCGAGGGCGTAACAGGCCCACTGTACGACCCAAAGACCACGGCGGGAGAATACGCCGGGACGATTGGCGAGTTTGCCCCAGCAGCATTGCTCGGTCCCGGTGGCTGGGCGGCGCGCACCGCACAGGTCGTTGTCCCCGCCGTTGTGAGCGAGACGGCTGGGCAAGTCACCAAGGGCACCGCCGCCGAACCATACGCGCGTTTTGGTGGCGCACTGGCCGGCGGTGTTGGGACGTCGATTGTTGTTCGACCGAGAGGCGCTAACGCAGCGGTTCGGGAGCAGTTGCCCGCTGGTGTTACGCCGCAGATGGTGACTGCCGCCGAGCAGTTGATTGATGAGGCCGCCCAGCAGGGCATCCGGTTGGCGTGGCCCGAGGCGCTGAGCCAAGTCGCCGGGCGGCCTGTTCTGACCAATACAATGCGCCACTTGGAGGCCACACCCCAGACCGAAGCGCGCATGGCCGAGTTCTTCGGCAACAGGCCCCAATCTATTGACAATGCTGCACGCCAGAATTTCGATGCGGTTGCACCGCCGAACAACGCGCCGTCCACTATCGGACCAGCAGTAGGTGAGGCTGCGGAGAACGCCGTAAACGACGTTCGCGGGGTCATCAACCGCGCGACCGAGCCGAACTATACGGCGGCATCTACCGTGCGGCTCAGCCAGCCAGAAATGGCGCGGGTGCGTGCCTTGCCGGGCTACGATGAGGCGCGTGCTGCCGTTCGCAACGATCCTCAGTTGAACCGGTACGTCGCCAACCTTCCCGACGACAGTGTTGGGTTTCTCAATGAGGTCAAAAAATATCTTGATACGGCAGCGGAGAATGCCGCTGCGCCCGTCAACCAGCAGCGCAACATGCAGCGGTCTGCCGGCTACGGGATGGACGCCGGGGATGTGCGAGACGCTGCGACACGCGCATCGGGTGACTACGCATACGCCTTGCAAACCCAACAGCAGCTCCGCGCGCAGGGCCTAGAGCCACTGTTGCAGGGTCCGCTCGGGAAGATCGCAAGGAAAGACACGACGACACAGAAGGCAATTAACGCACTTTTCCCGACGACTCCGCTTGCGAACAGCGCCGATGAAATTGCGACTACCGTTGGCGCACTCGCCCATCGCAATCCTCGCGCCGCACGGGACTTGGTTCGCGCTTATCTTGAGGGGACATTCAACGAGGCGGCGCAGGCTCTACAGTCAGGGGCTAACCAGGCGGGCGGCGCAAAGTTTCGCGCGGTTCTTGTCGGCAACCGGCAACAGGCAGAGAACCTTGAGGCCGCAGTTAGGGCGCTGCCGAACGGCGATCAAATCTGGCCGGGCTTTAATCGGTTTCTTGATGTCTTGGAGGCGACGGGGACGCGACAGAACCTAGGAAGCCGCACAGCGTACAATGACCAGTTTCTTAAGAACCAAGCCGCCAGCGGACTGATGGGCGAGACGACTAAGGCCATCGCCAACCCGCTACAGGGCGGGCAAACGTTGGTTGAGAAGTATGAGCGGTATCTGTTGGGGCGAAACCTAAATGAGCTTGCGGATTTGCTGACCAATCCGAACGCTGCTGGGCGGTTGCGGGCTATCGCCCGTATGCCGGTCAACTCCAATCAGGCCAGTACGCTTGCGCTCCGCCTTGCCGCGCAAGCCGGAGCCTCTCGGGAAACGAAACCAGTCGATTAGTTTTGCCAGCAATACGCTGGCGGCAAGCGCCGCGAACATAGCAACGGCGGCAGGGGCGATCCCCAAGCCTGCATTGCCTGGGTAGATGGCGGCAAACGTCGCCATAGCCACGGCGCTCTGAAAAACGAACCACATCGCCCGACCTTACCACGGGGCCGGCAATCCACCAACAGCCTCGCGAAAGCGGGGCTTTTCCATTTGAGGAATGTCTGATGGGGGTACTTTGGTCCAAGTCCGGCACCATTGAGCGGGACAATAACGACAATCGAACGGGCGGCGCTCTAGCCTATTTCTATCAGGGCAACACCACCACCCCGATCACTGTCTATCAAGACGCGGACGAAACGACACCGCACGCGCACCCCGTTGCCGCTGCGTCGTCCGGGCGCTGGCCGACCGTCTTTATCCCATTCCGCGCATCATACGATCTGAAGGTCA